TGCAGTCAGCTTCTTGATCTGATCGTTTCCAATTCCTGCAAATTGGAGCGTTTGGGCGAACTTCTGGGTGGAATCGGACGCTTGGAGAATCTGACCAGACAATCCGGCAACGGCGCCAACGGCCTTCGAGAACACGCCGGACGCGATGCCTCCAATCACACCTATCTTCGCTGCGAATCCTCCGGAAAACCCGGAACCGGCCTTGTTTCCAGCAACGTTTCCTGCCTTGACAGAGGCATCCCCGAATGTGGAGCTGATCTTGTTGCCGATGCCCTTCATGGAAGGTACTATCTCCACCCAAGCCTGTGCGAGTTTGTAAGCGCTTCCGGCCATGATGCAGCCTCCTAGGGAGTAATATTCTGGTTATGGGAAAAGAAACAGATGGAATCCGCGAAGATGTTCTTGAGGCGTTGAAACCTATAAAGATCGGGTGGGGCAGCAGCAAGCCGGTACAGGAGATCGCCGCAGAATTGGCATCCGATGAAAAGGCGCTGAGAATCGGCGGCGCGAAACACAAAGGAAAGCTTGGCTATCTGACGATCACGGATAGGCGATTGTTATTCACTGAGATACGCGCGTTCGCGCGAAGCGCGGCAATCAGTATTCTCAGGTCAAGCGTTCTCAGCGCGGAATCAAAAGGCACGATTCTTCGTGATCTCACGATTCGTACTGCCGGTGAATCCTATAAGTTTGACAATCTCACCGTTGAGGTGGCCGACCAGATAGTATCCGAAATAAGCAAGGGGAATCATCCGATAAGCACAACGCAAAGCGTCTCAATTGCAGAGCAGTTGCTTCAACTGAAGCAACTGCTGGACGCTGGAGTTCTCACGCAAGCCGAGTACGGGGCGAAGGCCGCGCCATTGAAGGCGCGGCTCTAGGCGTTCTCCCACTGCTGCTCATACCATGCGTCCAATTCTTCGGGCGTCATGCTCATGACCTGCTGCGTGTGCTGCTTCTCGACGGTTTCGCCCGGACGCGGCAACGGCTTCGGTCCGCTCCCCTTGTGGTCGGAGAGCATGTACTGGAACCGCGCGATCTCGTCGAACACGCCCGCGAGCAGATAATCGGTCGTGGTCCATGCGGCGGGCTTGTTCAACCGTATCCACACCATGCTGCCGGGCGGCAGATTCGCGGCGAGGTCGGCGGCGCGTTGCACGCCGATGCCCTCGATGTCATCGCTGTCGAGCCGGTAGACCCGCTGGAAGTCCGCGCGCAAGGCGTCCGGGCATTCGTGCAGCAGGCATACCAGCGTCAGGAGTTTGGGTTCAGCTCCGAAAGCACCTTGGTGAGGAAGTCGGCGATGCGCTCCACCGGCACCCTGCCCGAATCCGCGTCCCTCAGGGCGTCCTTCACCGCAGGATATTCCTTGCCGAACACCTTGCGCAGCACGGGGGTGGGGAGTCCCTTGCCGTCCTGCAGATCGTAGAGGTCGTCCACGAGGTCGATGTCGTCGAACACCTGCGGATCCACATGCACGGTGATCCCGTCGATGGTGACCTCACGTTTCCCGTTTTGCTTGGTCTTATGGTCCTGCGGCTTCGTCGCTGTCATCTCAAGCCTCACTGTCCCGCGGGCACTGCGATGTATTCGCGCGACGTGCCGATGCCGTCATCGGTCGCATAGCCGGGCCATGGGTTCGCGGCCAACGTCACGTCGTAGCTTTGGGCTTCCGAACCGGCAATCTTACGGTCTCCGAACTCGCTGCGCGAGGAGTCCGGTATGACGATGCGATCCTTCTTGCCTCCGGTCAAAGCCAGCTCGATCACGGTCACGAAATGCTCGGACGGCAGCGCGTGCGTGATGGTGATGCCCGTGTCGAGGGTTCCCGTCACGTTCGCGGCACCGTAACGGGTCTTCGCAGCATCCGGGTTCAGGACGGACAGGAGCGCGAACTGGTAGGATTCCGCATAGCTCGTGACCTCCTTGATGACGGTGTTGCCGTTGAGGTCCTTGACCTCGGTGGTGTCCGTGTCGGTGCTGTTCGTCACCCCGTCTTCGGTGATGTACCCGTTGTTCTTGTAGGCGGCGTCCAGTGGCGTTGCGGAGTCGGTCGGCAATGCCGTTCCTGCGGGCGCGGTGAAGATGTATCCGGCGACCTGGCCCTTGCCGAGCGTGGCTTCCTGTGGATTGTTAGGCACGATTGATACTCCTTAAAAAATCAGGCCACGGACGTGACCTGCAATGTGATCTGATATCTCGCCTGACCTGATTCGGGGTCGGGATTGTTGATGATGGACAGGATGTTGACCGCGCCGATCTCGTCATGCTCCACAAGGTTCAGCAATGATGGTTTGACTAGGCGCGTAGCCGCGTCCGAAGCGTTCCACCGGCTTGTCTCCCACACCTGCACGGAAAGCAGGGGCGAGGCGAACAGGAGTCCGTCTGGCCCGCCTGTTCGCTCCACGGTGATGAACCGATCAGGCCGTTCCGCGGGTATGGAAAGGGACGCCGGATAATCCCCAAGCGTCCCGTCAGCGTTCAGATGGTCGATGACCAGCTTCTCGATGTTTATTGCCATCAGCCGCCGCCCAACGCCTTGGTGAGCGTATTGTGGGCGGCCTGATCGACGCGAGCCTTATAGTTCGCGGTTGACACCAATGCCGTCGTTCCCTTCGCGCTGTCACGCGCCGCGGTGGCCGCGTATTCGGCTCCCTCGGTCACATGCAGCGCGTTCGCGCGTTCTGCCAGCCTCTCGGCTTCGGCGGCGACCGCAGCCTGAGTCGCGGAGTCCCGCCGGTAGGCAGCGAAGGCCGGAAGATTGAGTTTCACGTTCCGCGCCACGGCTACCCCCTTACGTCCCTGACCTTGACGACCAGATTCCAGACGGTGGGACGCATCCCGCCGTCATATGGGCGCGGGTCGCCGAGTATCGGATAATCCACGCCGTCGATGCGCACCGAAGCTCCACGCAGCGAGTGGTAGGCGAACGAGCGCGGGAAATACAGGGTCTTCGCGACAACGATGCCATCAGGGCGGATGGAACCGGTGAGATTGTTCTGATCGCCATCGGCAACTAGAACATTGTCCACACTCGTTTCCGAAGTCACCCAGATTTGGTCGCCACCCGGGTCAACGCCCTGCTGACTGCGTTCCACAAGAGTGACGGTCTCGCCTTTCATATGACCTCACCGCCGCCCATGTCGATACTGAACGCCTTCTGCACTCCCCTGCCGAGCCGCTGCTTCTCAGCCTTGGTGAGATACAGATCACCCATCGGATTCGCGTAGGTCGGCGTCTCCGTGAACGGTCCCGCCGTCTGCTGCAACGACGTGACACCAGCCAGATCATCGTCGGACCCCTGTATCATCGCCCGCTTGACCATCGCGCACACGATGGCCCTCAGCGTCGCCGCCGAAGCAGCCGTGTAGCCGGGGCACAGGTCGACGATCATCTGCGATGCGTCGTCGATCAGCGCCGTGGCCCGCGTCGTCTCGTCAACGGTCAGCGCGCGCCACCGCTTCTCGAGGTCGGAGACGATGGCGAAGGGAGGAGTTGGAATATCAGCCATCAACGTCTCCGATCAGTCAGCTGGAGGCGATGACGCCGGCAGCGCGCAGCGAAGCCAGCAGCGCGTTGTACTCGGCTTTGGTGGGGCTGTCTCCGGCGGCGTCGGCCACGGCAGCTCCCATCTTCATGCTGCTAACGTCCACGGGATTGCCGTTCGCGTCGAACGCTGCGACATCGGCGATCGACTGTCCTTCTACTGGCTTGTCCTGATGCACGAAATGCACTTGCTTGCTAGCCATGCGAGACCTCCTTTCAGGCCGCCGGTGTCAGCACCGCGGCCGGGTAGCGCTTGGTGGAGTCGGGCTGCACGTCGTTGACCGGGTTTGCGATCTGGAATCCAACGCGGAACGTCACCCTCATGGCCACCGAGTCCTGCTGGGCGAGGTTCAGGATCACCTTGCCGTCATCGTCGGTGATCACCGCCTGATCGAGCAGCTTGTAGGTGATGTCCTGACGGATTCCGACGACGAAGTTGCTCCAGTCGGCGGCGAGTAGCGACGCAACGGTAGGATTCCATGCGCCGTTCGTGACCTCGTTCAGCCCGTATCCATACAGGGTCGCCGGGGATCCCTCCGCAAGCGACGGGGTATAGATGGGAGATCCGTTCGCGTTCCGCAGGCCGATGAGACGCCAGTTGAAACCGGGGGCCGATGCAAAGCCGTTGGCGGCGTAACCCTCCTTGGCGAGCATCTCGCCCATTTCCGCCACGTTCTTCGCCAGATCCTTCGCGGTGCTCTCCGCTATGGTGTTGCCCGCTGCTATGGCACCCGGAATGATGGCGGTCGGGAACGAGGCTGGCTTGTCCACGCCGAACAGACCGGCCTGATCGACCTTGTATCCGATGGCCGCCGCCATCCGCGGCATGACCTCCGGCCAGATGGGTATCGCCGAGTCGTCAAGGACGGCCTCGGGGATCGGCACGATGGCCGCCAGCTCCTCCGCGGTGATAGTCAGGCCCTTCCATGCCTGCTTGGTGGTCTGCTTGAGTCCAGTGTCCCCGCCGACCCAGTAGGCGAGGGGCTTCGAGTCCAGAACCGGCTGCGTGCGCGTGCGCGTGCTCATTGGGATCCGCCGTGCGCGGGTGAGGAGGACGGAGCTCTTGGGGGCGTCCTGGATGATCTGCGTCGCGTACTCGGTGGGGATGAGTCCACCGCCGAGGTCGGACGCGCTGATGATGTCGTTGACTTCCGATGTCATGTTGTTCTCCTAGTTGTTATCGTTTTCTGAACGCGTTGCGGATCCAGTCGCCGCCGCCCGATTTGGGATTGGACGGCTGGTGGTCGATTCCGCGCAGAGTCGGAGCGGATGGCTTCGACGCGAACGCCTTTTTGATCGCGTCGGCGTGCTGCTGGATGGACTCCAGCGAATCTCCGCGCAGAACGTCCGCCGGGACCCCGGTGTCCTTGGACACCTGACTGATCCACCGGTCGTGCTGCCGCGCCGATTCAAGGGCCTCGAGCTTCTTCTGGAGCTTCTCGGCCTTCGCCTCGGCCTTCTGCTGCTCGGTCATCTGCGACTGTTTGAGCTGTTCCAGCTCGTCCGCAGCCGACTTGTTGGCCTTGGCGCGCGATTCCCATTTGCGGGACTCCGCCTTCCAGTCGATGTCCTCCCGAGTCTCGCCGTCCCCGTGCGGGGCGACGTCGCTGGGCTTCACATCCGGCTGTTCGGCTGTTGGCTGTTCATCCGCCATTGCATCTCCTTGATATGGCCCTTGCGGGCATGAAAAAACGCCCCGTGCGGAGCGTTGGTTGACAAGCCTTGGTCTTCCGGTCAGCCCGTGTAGCTGTCCGGGTACAGCTCTCTCATCCTCGAGAGGATGTCCGCTGTGGACGGCGTCGCGCCGGTGTTCTCCGACTCAACGGAATCGCGCGCGGTGAGGTACCTGTCGTACATTGCGTCGGGGTCGTATCCTTCGATGTGCGACTCCTCCGCGTCCCAGCTGGCCACCGCCGTGCAGTGGCAGTGGTCGTGATACTCGGAGTAGAGCTTGGTGAGCGTCGCCGACTTCTCCGACCTGTACACGAATCCGCGGGACGCCAGCATCTCGCAGAACGCGCATGTCCGCGCCCCGCTGGGGACGCGCGCGTACCGGGGGTTCGACGAGTCGGAGCTCACGTTGCGGGCTATCGTCTCGCGCCCCGAATACTGCACCCAGCGCTGCAGCGACCCCGTGAGGAACGCGGCCATGTCCGCCGCGTCGCCGGTGAACAGCTTCCCCGCCTGCCAGCGCACCGTGTCCTGAATTGCCGCCTCGGGATAGGAGTCGGAGGTCAGGGCATCGTATGAGCCGCCTATGGCCTGCGAGCGCGCCTCCTCATACCATTCGGCGGCCGCCGTCGCCGCCACGTTCCCGTACTTGCGGACAAGCGCGGGGATCTCGTCAAGCAGCAGGTCGCGCTGCGTCTCCGCCGACAGCTCCGGAAGCGTCCTGAACAGGCTCTGCATCTCCCGCTGCGCCATCCGCACCGCCTGAGCCTGAGCCTTCGCCAGCCTGTCCACCTGAGCCCGATCCGTCACCGGAGCCTCCCGCCGCCAACAGCCTGTCCAACGTCGACGTGGCCTCGGCCCTGCGGATCGTGGCCATGATGGCCTCCACGTCCGATTGGCCGAACCCCGCGTAGCGCCATCCGACCTCGGTCCTCGAGAACTCCGGAGCGACCGAGGCTATCTTCGCGAAACTGTCCGCCCGCGAGGCGTCCGACGACTCGCGCGTGGGCTTCCATACCGTCCTCACTCCCGAAAGGTCGTCGGGGACCACGTCGGTGCCCTCGCGCAGGCACACGGCCATGCCGACGGCGTCCTTGATGGCGCGTCCGAACCTCACGTTCTGCCTGTCGGCCTCGCGGCTCAGCTTCCGCTCGGCCTCGGCCATCGCCTCGGCGGAGCTCGGATTGTCCTGCGTGATCCCCAGATC